AACTCATAGACCTAACACAACAGCCGGACAACATCAAACAGATCATAGCAGAAACTATTGCATCAGCAACTGATGTGCCAAAAGAGGTTGCAAATGTTGGTATTCATATGCTAAAATTTTGTAATAAACACGAATTAGTGAGGATTAGAGACAATGTTAAATTTTATGCAGAACCTTTCAATGCAAGACTCTATCAAGACCAAACAATTACTGCGTGATAGATTTTGGATCATAGAACACAACGGATCAAGAATTGGAACCATTCAACGTCATGATCAAAATCAGTTCATAGTCACAGGTACTGATTCTTCTGTGACCAATTGCACCCTAGAAGAAATAGAAGACAAGTTTAATTTGTTTGATACCACAGATGTTGTTGAACACAAACAAGATTTGGTCAAAGAAGTGTATGGCTATCCAACCAAACATTCTCCATACAATGCTGTGTTTGACGTGCATCACAAGTTGCCACTGTATTCTAAATCGCCTAATTCAGACAATATGTATGCGGCTGGATATTATTGTGTAAAATTTCCCAAAGGATGGGTCAAAGGATTCTGTCCTAAACTAAGCACCATTGCAGAAAATGATTTTGAAGGGCCATTCAAAACTGTGATGGAACAACGGAAGGTATTTTCAAATGTCAACAAAAGTAGATGATACTTTACACTTAAAAAATTTTATTGAAACCATTAATCGTGCAGACAATTCAAGGCAAAGAGAAATAAAGATAGATATAGAACTGGCCAAACGAGTGAGAAATGCACTGGCAACTCTTTTGATCCATTATGTAGAAATACAAAGTAGAAGATCTGATGATGATCAAACCCAACTAAGTATGGATGGAGGAGATTTTAAATGACAGCAACAGTATGGACCAAACCAGGTTGTCCTTTTTGTGACATGGCAAAAAATTTATTAGAACAAAAAGGCATTGAATATGAAGAAAAAAATCTAGGCAATGGCTACACAAGAGAACAACTATTAGAAGCAGTGCCCACAGCCAAAACAGTACCACAGATATTCATTGATGGTGAATACATTGGCACCTATGAGCATTTAAAAAAGCATTTTTCCGTATAAAGTCCAGATAAATACTCATATTATGAGTAGGCCTAAACCTAAGACTTTATTACAGCACACCAACAAGAAATCCTACAAGATGGAAGAAGTGTTGGAATCCCAAGCCATTTGGGCAGTGTTTTACAAAGGCAAACCGATCAATCTCAAATCATCTTCAATCATTTCCAACTATCCAGGACCCAAATACAAAAAAGTTTCTTTTTCAAATCCTGGTCATGCTTTCAATCTTGCACAAAAATTAAATGACATGTTCAAATGTCAAGACTTTTCTGTATATGAACTCACTCAAGGCAAGCAGTTGAAAGATGAAATTAACTAAACCAAAACTAGCAGAGTTGATCAAACAACAATGTGACCTTGAACAGCCTGTGGAAAAGATAGTAAAGATGATGTTCAAATCATTTGTGTCAGATGAAACACATTTCAATCTCACATACAAAGGCTATCATCTTTTAAAATTTGCCAAATTCAAATCTTACAAAATTAGAATGAACAAGCCAATGACCATTAGAGCATTTTTGAATCTTAATCGCAGTTGTCCTGCTCCATATTATATTCCACAGAAAAGAAAATATTTGGTTTTGTTTGCAGAAAAACCAGCAGTCATGCTCCAATTGTTGGATGGCGACCTAGAAAACTTCCAGATCTAGCGACTTTTTACACGGTTGACACTTGTCCATATGATATTATAATAGTAAACATAAGGAGCGAAACAAACGATGAGCGATAAAACAATTGAAACTACAAGACAAATTGGTCCTAACCAAGCAATCACAGGATTGAAACACTGTATTGCACTCAAGAGACCTGTGATGATATGGGGTGCACCAGGCATTGGTAAATCTGATATTGTCAAACAGATTGGAGACGAACAGTCACGTGAAGTGATTGATATCAGACTTCCTTTGTGGGAACCCACAGACATCAAGGGTATTCCTTTCTACAATTCAACCACTAACAAGATGGAATGGGCACCACCTATTGAACTTCCATCAGATCCTAAATCCACTGCGATCTTGTTCTTAGATGAGATCAATGCGGCACCTCCGGCTGTGCAGGCCGCGGCATATCAACTTATTCTCAACAGGAAAGTTGGTGCTTATGATCTGCCTGAGGGTGTGTCCATTGTGGCGGCTGGCAACAGAGAAACGGACAGAGGCGTTACATTTAGAATGCCTGCTCCTCTTTCCAATCGTTTTGTTCACATTGAAATGAAAGTGGACTTTGATGATTGGTTTGAGTGGGCCACACTTAACAATATTCACGCAGATGTGGTTGGTTACTGCACATTTGCAAAAAACGATTTGTATGACTTCGATCCCAAGGGTTCTTCCAAGGCATTTGCCACACCAAGAACTTGGTCATTCGTGAGTCAATTACTAACAGAACACCTGCCGGACAACACGCTCACTGATCTGGTTGCAGGTGCTGTTGGCGAAGGTACAGCCATCAAATTTATGGCTCATCGTAAAATTGCGGCTGACCTTCCCAACCCAACAGACATCTTATCCGGCAAGATCAAGAAGATGCCCAAGAAAGTTGAAGTGTCAGGACAATATTCACTGGCAGTGTCTATGTGTTATGAACTCAAAGAGAATGAAAAACACAAAGACTTTGACAAAATGGCAGACTGCTTCTTGAACTTTATGATGGACAATTTCGACACAGAACTTACTGTGATGGGTGCCAAGATTGCACTATCCACATACAAACTACCAATGAAGCCAAGCAAGTTGAAATCATTCAACAAGTTCCATGAGAAGTTTGGCAAATACGTTGTAGCGAGTATGGAGGGTTAATGAGAACTCCACAAGAAGAAAAAATCGTAACCGCAAGAATATCACTGTTGCTGAAGAAACCATTCTTTGGCAACATGGCTACTCGTTTGATTCTCAAAGAGTCCAAAGAGATTGGCACAGCGGCCACTGATGGTAGACATCTTTGGTATGCGCCTGACTTCATTGACCAGTTGGATGTTAAACAGGTTGAATTCCTATTAGCACACGAAGTGCTTCACGTGGCATTTGAACACATGCTGAGACGTGGTGACAGAGAACCACAGGGTTGGAATGTGGCGGCAGACTATGCCATCAACCAAATCCTTGATGATGAAAACATTGGTTCCAAACCCACAGGCGACAATGCTCCACTGTTGGATTCGCAGTATAGAGATCTTTCAGCAGAACAAATCTATGAAAAACTATCAGACTTTCAAAAACAACAATCAACATTAGATGTTCACATTGATCTAGACAAAGGTGAAGCCACTGTGAAAGACAAAGACGGCAACGAGAAAAAAATCAAGATGCCTAAACTTTCCAAAGGTGAACAGGATCAACTCAAAGACGAAATCAAAAATTCACTGTTACAATCAGCCAAGGCGGCACAAACATCAGGCGCAGGCAGTGTGCCACGTGGACTTGAAAGATTGATATCAGACATCACTGCTCCAAAATTAGATTGGAGAAGTATGTTGAGACAAACCATTAAAAGTCAAATCAAAAACAACTACTCTTGGATGAGACCATCACGCAAAATGTATTCAACCAATGCTGTGTTGCCAGGACTTGATGTGCAGAATGAACTTGATATATGTGTTTCCATTGATACATCAGGATCTATATCAGAAAGTATGTTGAAAGATTTTCTAAGTGAAATAAATGGCATTGCAGAAGAATTTGATGAATACAAAATCAACATTTGGTGTTTTGACACAGAAGTCCATGCACAAGAACAATTTGAAACATGGGACGGCAAAGACATTACCACATATACACCACAAGGTTATGGTGGCACAGACATCTCTGTGAACTGGAAATGGATGCAG